ACAATACCAATGGCCCCTGGCCGCAGCGGGATATAGCAGGACAAGAGAGTGATGCGCCGGAGCGTCTGAACAATCGCAGGATATATCTGGTCAGCACGCAGACATGTGAGATGCAATGCGAAGCGACAATTTCAAAGGGGTCAGCCCGAGCCAACTGGACGCCGCGGCGTGCAGGCTCGCCTGGCACCTGGGGTATCGCCTGGGCTACCGGCCCAGGAGGGTAAGCAAGAGTCTGGACCTGGGGACCGGCATCCACGTCGCGCTCGAGGCCCTCTACAAGAGCGGCGCCGACCCTGTCGGAGCATTCGTCGAGTGGTGCGCCGCACGCCGGGCGGAGATCTCTCCGCAGTGGGAGGACGACGTCCGGGCGATGGACGAGATCGAGGACCTGGGCACGGCCATGCTGGCTGGGTACGTCGACCACTACGGCGACGACCCGGGGTTCGAGGTGCTGGCCACCGAGGCCACGCTCACCGCGAGGATACCGATCCCGGGCAAGAACACGCTGTCGCGCTACACGATGACGGCGAGGCTGGACGGGATCATCCGCGACCTCGACTCGGGCCGGCTGTTCTCGCTCGAGCACAAGACGTACACGAGATTCAGCGCGGCCCACTTCGACCTGGATCACCAGTTCACGGCCCAGGTGTGGCTTGGGCAGCAGTGCCTCGGCGACCTCGGGCTGGAGGGCGAGGAGATCATAGGGGTCCTGTACAATGGCCTGCGCAAGGCCTTCCCGACCAAGCGGACCACGGCCCCGCTGTTCGTCCGCGAGAAGATCTTCCGCACCCGCGCGCAGATCGACGCGTTCCTGCACAGGGCGTACAACCAGTGCCGTGACCTGTCGCCGGCGTCGGTGCGGATCTACCCGCAGCCCAACCCGGTGCGGTGTGGCACCTGCTCGTTCCGTGATCCGTGCATAGCGTACCAGCGGGGCGAGGACATGGGGTTCATACTCGACAACATGTACACCAGCCGGGCCGAGAGAGAGGCCGCGGCCGCGGGGGGTGAGGCCCAGTGACCCGGACCAGACCCGCGCTGCCGGTCCCGATCGAGCTGCCCGACACCGCCGGGCGGCACCTGAACGCGCTCATCTACGGCGACTCGGGAGCGGGCAAGACCCTGCTGGCCGGCACCGCGGTCTACTGCGAGGCCACCCGGCCGGTGCTGTTCATAGACGTCGACTCCGGCGTCACCACGCTGGACAGCGCGGGGATCCTCGACAGCGAGTGGATCGACATCGTCCGGCCGCGGTCGTGGACGGACTTCCAGAAGATCTACGAGTTCCTGGCGAACGACAACGACTACTACCGATGCGTGGTGGTCGACAGCCTGACCGAGATCCAGCGCAAGTTCAGCATGGGCACGATCCTCGGCGAGATCGGCGAGGGCGTGGACACCTACAACGACCTCGGCCGGTCGCCGGTGCCGACCCGCCAGGACTGGATGCGCACGGGCGACCAGATGCGCAAGCTCATCCGGGCGCTGCGTGACCTGGCCTACCTCCCGGACCCGGACCGCCGCGTCCACGTCATCATGGTGGCCCTCGAGAAGCACGAGGAGAAGCGCAAGGCCATCTGCCCGGCCCTGTCCGGCGCCCTGGGCATGGAGTGCGGGGCGTTCGTCGACATCCTGGCCCGGCTGTCCCGGCAGGTCGTCGTCGAGGACGACGAGAGCGGCGAGCCCGTGGAGCGCATCCGGCGCCACCTGCTGACCGACGACTGGATCAACGACCTCGACATTCGCCACATGGCCAAGGACCGGACCCGCCGGCTCGGCCGTGGGATATGGGATCCGACGATCGCCGACATCATGGGGGCGGTCCAGTGAGCGCCACATCGGGCAGGGTGCTGATCATCGGCGCCGGCCCGGCGGGCCTGTTCGCCGCGTCCGAGCTGGCCCGCCAGGGCCTCGGCCGCAGGGTGGTCATCGTGGAGCGCGGCCGGGAGATGCCCGAGCGCTCGTGCCCGCAGAGCCCGGCGTGCGACTGCGGCGTGTGCGACATGCTGTGCGGCGTCGGTGGGGCCGGCGGGTTCAGCGACGGCAAGAACACCATCAGCCTGACCCGGGGCACGCAGGGCGAGGAGCTCTTCGACGCCGACGCCTACCCGATCATGCGCCACGTCGACGAGGAGGTGGCCCGGCTGGCCGGCACCGAGGGCGTGGTGCTCGACCCCGTCCACGGCGAGGCGTCGGAGCGGTTCAGCCGCGACGGGTTCAGGTTCTCGAGCTACCCGCTGCGGCACGTGGGCTCGGACGGCATACGCCGGTCGATCATCGCCATGCGCGAGGAGCTCGGCGCCGCGGGGGTCCGGTTTCTCACCGGCGTCATGGCGACCGGCGTGAGCACCCGCGGGGAGCGCGTCAGCGGCGCCTACGTGAAGGATGCCCGGGGCGTGCTCGGGTGGGTGGGCGCGAACCACGTCATGCTCGCGACCGGCCTCGACGGCCAGCCCTGGGCCGAGGCTACCCTGCGCCGCCTCGGGGCGACGTTCCTGCCAGGGCCCGCGGGCATCGGCATCCGGCTCGAGACGCCGGCCGAGGTCCTGGCGCCGCTGTTCGAGACGTTCTACGACTGGAAGATGGAGCGGGGCCGGCTCAGGTCGTTCTGCTGCAACCACCACGGCTCGATCGTGAACGAGAACCACCAGAGCATGGGGATCAGGAACGTGAACGGCCACAGCTACCTCGACCCGGCGCAGCGGACGGGGTCGTCCAACTGCGCCATCATGGCCAAGCTGCCGGCAGCGGCGATGACGGAGACCGACACACAGGACCTTGTGAAGTCGATCGCCCGAGCCATCAACGCGGCGGCCGAGGGGCACACCGTCGTCCAGCGGGCCGTGGACTTCGTGGCCGGGGTCGAGACCGATCCCGCGTACGACCGCGTCGCGAACCCGTACAGGACGAACCACCAGTCGGTGTCCGGGGTGGACATCGGCGGATTCCTCGCAGAGGCCGACGGCCTCGATCGCGAGTTCCAGGACTACCTGGTAGGGCTCGATCGCATCGTGCCCGGGGTGCTCGGAGAGGACTCGCTCGTGTACGCGCCCGAGGTCAAGTACTACTCGCGCAGGGTTGCGATCGATCGCAACTGGCGCTGCATGGGCGTGCCCGGGCTGCACGTGATAGGAAACGCATCCGGATACCTCGACTCGTTCGTAGCCGCGGCGACGTCAGGGATCATAGCGGCTAGAGACATCGCAGAGGTGCAGAAATGGTAAGGATCACACTCAACCTCGATGACGTGGGCAGTTCGTTCACCATCATCGAGCCAGGCCGCTACCCGGCGAGGGTAGTGGACATCGAAGAGAAGGAGAGCTCGACCGGCAACCCCATGCTCGTGTGGAGCTGGGAGCTGGAGGGCGGGACTACTCCGGCCGGGAGATCAAGTCGTTCACGTCCCTCCAGGACCACGCCCTGTTCAGCCTGAAGCAGCACCTGGAGGCCTTCGGGATCAGCGGCGAGGTCGACATCGACACCGATAAGCTGATCGGCAAGACCGCCATGCTCACGATCACCAAGACTAAGACGCGGTCCAGGAACACCGGCGAGGAGATCGAGGTCAACCGCGTCAGCCTGGTGTCGCCCATGGCNGCCAAGCGTGCCGCGGCGATGGCGCCACCGGCAGCGAACAGACCAGCGAGAGCGAGGCGCGGCGCGTCGAGCCTGCCGCTCTGAGGGTGATGGNCATGCGCAGCGTCCTTGAGGCGGCCCTGGNCTACGAGGCCCGCGGCATGTCGGTGATCCCGGTGCACACCGTGTCGCNCAGCGGNAAGTGCTCCTGCGGGAGCAGCCGGTGCAAGTCGCCGGGGAAGCACCCTCGGGGCGCGTGGCGCACCAACCAGGAGCGCCGACTCTCTCCGGNCGAGCTGTCCGAGGCGCTGGGCGGAGGCGGCAACGTCGGGATCGTCACCGGCCCGGTGTCGGGCGTCGCGGTGCTCGACATCGACGGCGAGGAGGGCATGCAGTCGCTGGCCGCGGCCGGGTTCCCGTTCGAGGAGCTCCCGGTCACGCCCGCGGTCCGCACCGGGGGCGGCGGGGTCCACCTGTACTTCCGGTACCCAGCCGAGGGGGACGTCCGGACGGCGTCCGGGGTCCTGCCCAAGGTCGACATCCGGGGCCTCGGTGGGTTCGTCGTGGCGCCGCCGTCCTCGCACCGGTCCGGCGGTCACTACGAGTGGGTCGAGGGCCGCGGGCTGGACGACGTCCCGCTCGCCGAGTTCGACCTCACCCTCCTGGCCGGCGCCCGGGCGGCCAAGCGGCCCAGGACCAGCGCTCGCTGGTACGAGTCGCTCCTGGCCGGCGTTGCCGAGGGCGACAGGAACGCCTCGGCCACCAGGCTGGCCGGGCGCTACCTCGCGAAGGGGCTGACGGAGGACGAGGCCTGCATGATCCTCTCGTCCTGGAACGCGCGGAACAGCCCGCCGCTCCCGGACGACGAGATCCTGGCGATCGTCCGGTCCGTCAAGCGCGCCGAGGCCAAGCAGCGGGCGAGCCTGGAGTGGATCTCCGATCACCTGGGAGTGCCGGTGGTCGCGATCCGTCGGATCACCGGGGACGAGCCCAAGCTGATCCTGGAGTTCGACGAGGGGGCCTGCATGCTGACCACGGCGCAGCTCCTCTCCGCGACCGCGTTCCAGGCGGCCATCGCCGACGCCACCAAGGTCGTGGTGCCCAAGCGGTCCGCCAAGACCTCGCCGACGCACGAGCAGCTGGCCCAGGCCATTCTCCAGGCCTCCGTGGACGAGGACGCCGGGGTGGAGGCGACGTGGCGGGGCGAGATCCGCGCGCTGATCCGCGACCACGTGGCCAACCAGCGGACGGTCGACGACGTCGAGGGCGAGGTGCCCATGAGCGGCCCGTTCCGGAGCGAGGGGCTCGTGTGGGTGTCCCTGCTCGACCTGATCCGGCGGTCCAGCACCCGCTGGGGCGTCCGCGTGGCCAACACCACGCAGATGGCCCAGCGGCTGCGGAGCATGGGCCTGGAGCCCAGGGTGTTCAAGGCCGTCGACGGCACGCCGCGGCACATGTGGGGCATCCGCGAGGAGGACCTGGCGCAATGACGCTCGAGTATCGCATCTACGGCCCGCCCGGGACGGGCAAGACCACGTGGATCGCCCGCAAGGCGGCGGAGTACGCCGACGCATTCGGCCCAGACCAGGTGTCGATATGCTCGATGACGCGGTCAGCAGTCCGCGAGGTGGTCGGCCGGGACCTGCCAGTCCCGGCTGAGAACATCAGCACCCTTCACGCCCGCTGCCGGAGATCCCTGATGGCAGGGAGACCGGCCGAGTCGATGGTCAGGGAGTTCGCTCGGGATCACCCCGCATATGCTACGGCGGAGTGTCTCCCACCGAGCCTGATGCGTGCTGCTGGTGATAAAGGTTCCTCGGATGCCGACATCTCCGACGAGGTCCTGCTGTCCGGCGGGGGCATCACCCTGTACGAGCACGCGCAGATCCTCCGGCAGCAGATGGTCCCGATCGGCCGGTGGTCGCCGCGGGTGGCCCTGTGGTTCACCGTGTGGGACCAGTGGTGCCGGTCCCGGGGCGTGCTGGACTTTACCGGCTGGCTCGAGGCGTGCAACGGCACCGGGGTGCTGCCGCACCAGCAGGTCGTGTTCGTGGACGAGGCCCAGGACCACACGCCGCTCCAGCTGGCGGTGCTCAGGTCCTGGCCCACGGAGCACCTGATAATGATCGGCGACGACGACCAGAACCTCTACGAGTGGTCCGGGGCGTCGCCGTCCGCGTTCCTGAGCCCGAGGCTGCCGCCGGAGCGGGAGAAGGTCCTCGAGCAGTCCTACCGGGTGCCGCGGGCGGTCCACGCCATCGCCTCGCGATGGATCTCCGGCGTCCGAGGCCGCCGCGCGAAGGCCTACGCGCCCAGGGACCACGACGGGGAGGTCGTCCGGTCGGACTACTCCCTCGCCGACGCGGCTGCGGGGATGCTCCCGGACGGCATCGGCGAGCCCGGAAGGACCTCGATGATCCTCGCGACGTGCGCGTACATGCTGCGGGACGTGATCGTGGCGCTCAAGCGCGCCGGGATCCCGTTCTGGAACCCCTACCGGAGGGCGGACACCCACTGGAACCCGCTCGATCGCACGATGTCGGTCGTTCGCAGCCTGATGGTCGGGGACCGCGACTGGTCCGGGGACGAGGTCGGGCGATGGGCCAGCCTGCTGGCCGAGAAGAAGGCATTTGAGCGGGGCGGCAAGAAGGCCCTGCTCAAGGCGTGCGCGGACGCGGGGCGTGGCCAGCTACCACTGGGCACGCTGTCCAAGCACCTCAACGCGGAGGCGATGGAGCTGGCGATGAGCCAGGACATCGCGCTCCTCGAGAGCATGAGGATGACCGGCGCCACGGGCGACTGGCCCTACACGATCCGTGTGGTCAGGGCCTTCGGCGTGGAGGAGTCGCCCAGGGTGATCCTGGGGACCATCCACTCGGTGAAGGGCGGAGAGGCTGACGACGTGGTCCTGTTCCCGGACCTCTCGCCGGCCGGCTACGCCGAGTACGCGTCGAACGCGCACCGTGACCGCATTCTGAGGTTATTCTACGTGGGAATGACAAGAACCAGGGACAGACTGACGCTGTGCGAGCGGAGCTCGCCGCGGGCCGTCGACTGGTGAGGAGATTATGATGACAGAGCATCGGCAGACACAGGCCCTCACACCCCAGCAGGTGGCCGAGGAGCTCAATGTGACGGTAACGACTGTCCACGTCCTGCTACGGGACGGGGACCTGAAGGGATTCAAGATCAAGCGCCAGTGGCGGGTCACCCGCGAGGAGCTGGACGCGTTCAAGACCCGGGGGCGGGGGAAATGAGTGACATCGAGGTGACGAAGGAGTTCACCTTCGACTCGGCTCACTATCTCCCGGGGCACCCGGGCAAGTGCGCCGCCATCCACGGGCACACCTACCGAATGCAGGTCACCCTGGCCTGCGACCCGGCGTGCATGACCGGCGGGATGGTCCTCGACTTCGGGGACCTCTCGAGATGCGTCCACGACGAGATCATCCGCCGGGTCGACCACAAGCTCCTGAACGAGGCCCTGGGCTACGTGCCGACGGCGGAGAACATGGCCATCGACTTCTTCGGCCGGCTCGAGGGCGCGATCGACTCGCTGCCGCTCGGCGGGGGCAAGAGGGTCAGGCTGGCCTCGGTGAGGCTGTGGGAGACGCCGACCTCCTACGCGGAGTACCGCGGATGATGCCGCTGCTGCCGGTCTCGGAGATCTTCGGGCCGACGATCCAGGGCGAGGGCGAGCACATCGGCCGCAGGGCCGTGTTCGTCAGGCTCGCCGGGTGCGACTCCCGGTGCTCCTGGTGCGACACCAAGTACGCCCGGGGCACGGAGGGCGCCACGCACATGAGCGAGGACGAGATCGTGAACACCGTGTCCGGCCTCGGCCCGTGCCGGCTGGTCGTGATCACCGGGGGCAATCCGGCCATGTACGACCTGGAGAGGCTCGTCACGCTGCTGACGCGCATGGGAAAGACGGTCCACGTGGAGACGCAGGGCACGATCCGCCAGGGGTGGCTCAGGCTCGCCGACCTGGTGACGATCTCGCCAAAGGCCGACCTCTCGATGGACGCGCTGTCCGGCCTGGTCTGCGACCTCTTGGGGTGCACCAGCGTGCAGATCAAGGTGGTCATCCACTCCCGCGCGGACTTCGACCGCGCCGTGGAGATAGGCCGGCGGCTGCCGGCGGTGCCGCTCATCCTCCAGGCCGGGTACAACCCGGTGAGCAGGGCAGGCTCGGTCGAGCCCGCCACCCTGGCGAGCTGGTTCGCCCGCGACGGCGGCGACCTGCCACCGAGCGCGCGGCTCCTGCCGCAGCTCCACCGCGTCCTGTGGGGCGATGCCCGTGGCGTATAGGAAGAGTATAGCCAACCGGGTCAGCGGGATCCTGAGCAAGTGGAGCGACGTGACCAACGCCGAGGTGCTGGAGAACACCCCTGCGCGCGTCGAGCGGGCGCTCGACGAGCTGCTGTCGGGGTACGACCTCGACCCGGAGGCGATCCTCGCGCGGACCTTCGAGACCGACTGCGACGACATGGTGGTCGTGGCCAACATCCCGGTCTGCTCGATATGCGAGCACCACATGATGCCCTTCATCGGGCACGCGCACGTGGGGTACATCCCCAACGGCCGGCTGCTGGGCGTGTCCAAGGTGGCCCGCCTGGTGGAGTGCTACTCGCGCCGGCTGCAGCTGCAGGAGCGGATCACCTCGCAGGTCGCGGACGCGATCATGAGCCACCTGGCGCCGAAGGGTGTGGGGGTCGTCATCGCGGCCGAGCACACCTGCATGACCATGAGGGGCGTGAACCGCCCGGGAACGCGGACCATCACAAGCGCCACGCGCGGGCTGTTCCGCGACGACGAGAAGACCCGCGCGGAGTTCATGTCGCTCATCGGGGTGAGCCCATGATCCGCACCACGGTGTCCGTCAGGATCGACATGCCGGGGTTCCACTGCTGGCCCGACGCGCCCAAGCACCGGGCGTACCTGCGCAGCCCGCATCATCACGTGTTCGGCGTCGTGGCCACCATGCCGGTGAGCCACGGCGACCGCGACGTCGAGCTCCACGACATGAGGGAGGCCGTCGGGGCCGCCCTGACGCAGCTCTTCCCCGGCGGCGATCTCGGCTCGCAGTCGTGCGAGCACATCGCGGCCCGGCTGCTGGGCGAGCTGCCGGGGCTGAGCGAGGTAACGGTCTCGGAGGACGAGTTCCACTGGGCGACCGCGCGCCGCGAGGGGGGCTCGAGATGATCCCGTGCAGCAGGCCGAAGATCGTGACCGTGTGCGGCTCGACCCGGTTCAAGGACGAGACGCTCACGGCGATCCGCGAGCTCGAGGAGGCAGGGTACGCCGTGTTCTCCGTGGGCTCGTTCATGCACGCCGACGGCATCCCGTATAGCGACGACGAGAAGGCGCGGCTCGACGCGCTCCACCTGAGCAAGATCCGGATGAGCGACATGATCTACGTCGTGAATCCCGGGGGGTATATCGGGGAGTCCACGGCCCGCGAGATCCGCGCGGCCGAGGCCCTCGGGCTGCCGATCCGGTACCTGGTGCCTCCGGCGAGGCCAATCCGTGAGCCCGTGGAGTGGTTCTTGACCCGCATGGAGGCCAAGCTCCGCGCGAACGACTGGAAGGGCGGCTGGCGCGGCATGGGCCACCGCGAGCTCCTCGAGCTCCTGGGCCTCGAGCTCGAGGAGCTCACGGAGGCGATCGCGGCCGGCTCGGCCGAGGGTATCATCGACGAGGCCGTCGACGTGGCCAACTTCGCGATGATGATCGCAGACATCACCCGAGCGGATGAGGGAGAGGCCTCACCATGACCGACCGGCATCAGGTCAGGCCCTGGGACGGCCAGCGCCAGATGATCTTCCTCGATCGCTACGCCCTCCGGTCCGAGGCCGGCAGGGTGGTCGAGTTCAGCGTCGACCAGATGCTCTCCCGGGTGGCGAGCCACGTGGCCACCGCGCCCGACGAGGCCGCGAGGTTCATGAGCGCCATGCGCGGGTTCGGGTTCGTGCCCGGCGGCCGCATCCTGTCCGGTGCCCACAGCGCCGGCAGGCGCTCGCTGACGCTGTACAACTGCTTCGTCATCGGTCTGCGCGACGCGGCGCAGGCCGCGGGGCGCGACTCCCGCGCCGCGATCATGTCCACGATCGCCAGGATGGTGGAGATCAACGCCCGGGGCGGGGGCGTGGGGATCAACTGGTCCACGCTGCGGCCCAGCGGCTCCTACGTCCGCGGGGTGGACGGCGTGTCGTCCGGCCCCAACTGCTGGATGCGCGGCGCGGACGCCATAGCCGACCAGATACGGCAGGGCGGCACGCGGACCGGGGCGCTGATGTTCATGCTAAACGACTGGCACCCGGACATCCTGGAGTTCGCCAGGATCCGCGAGCGGTTCCGGAGGGCCAACTTCTCCATCGCCCTGTCCGACCGGTTCATGNGCGCCCTGNGGTCNGACGCGCCCTGGGAGACCGCGTTTCCGGACACCACCGACCCTAGCTACGACTCCCTGTGGAATGGGGACCTGGGCATGTGGGACGGCGACGTCGTCACGCGCGACCCGGTCCCGGCGAGGGACCTGTGGCGGGACATCGCGCAGTCCGCGTGGACGATCGGCAGCCCTGGGGTCGTGTTCCTCGACCGGGCGAACCGCCTGTCCAACACCCGGTATATGCGCAAGCCGCTCATCTGCACCAACCCCTGCGGCGAGCAGCCTCTCCCGGAGGACGGGTGCTGCAACCTGGGGAGCGTGAACCTGGCAGCGTTCTGGGACGACTCGCTCGGGTGCGTGGACGAGGAGGCCCTGGAGGAGACGACCCGGATCGCGACGCGGTTCATGGACCGCGTCATCGACGTCAGCATGCCCGTCGACGCCCGCATCCACGCCGAGCAGGAGACCTGCAGGCGGATCGGGATCGGCACGATGGGCCTCGCGGACCTACTGCTGCTGATGGGCGTGCGCTACGGCTCGCCCGACAGCCTCGGAGTGATCCGCCGTGTGCTGGGCATCGTCCGCGACGCGGCCTACTCCGAGTCGGCCCGGCTGGCGGCCGAGTTCGGCCCGGCGCCGGGGTACAGCGAGGAGTTCCTCAGCATGCCATTCGTGAGGGGGCTGCCCGAGGAGGTCCGCGGCGAGATCTCGGACCACGGCATCCGCAACCTGACCCTCCTGACACAGGCCCCGACCGGGACGACCGGCATCCTCGCGGGGGCGTCGAGCGGGATCGAGCCGATCTTCGCCCGGACGTACACCAGGGCCGACGCCACCGGGCGCCACGTCGTGGTGCACCCGCTGATGGACGGCGACGAGGACTACATGGTCGTCGCGCACGAGGTGCCGCCGCTCGAACACGTCGCGGTGCAGGCCGAGGTGCAGAGCATGGTGGACACGTCCGTGTCCAAGACGGTGAACCTGCCGGCGTGTGCCGGGGTCGACGAGATCCTCCGGATCTACCTGGCGGCGTATGATCTCGGGTGCAAGGGGATCACGGTGTACCGGGACGGCTCGCTCGAGAACGTCCTGACGGAGGAGGGGGTGTGCCCGACATGCAGCCTATGAGGATAGCGACCATCCTCCCGATCTCCTGCCTGGGGCTCGACGAGTCGGACTACCACATGTGCCTCGCGCACCTGATGGGGCCGGGGCCGTATCGCGACTGGTTCGCCCAGAGGGCCTCGGCCGGGGAGCACGTCCTGATGGACAACGGGTCCGCCGAGTGCGGGGTGCCGCTGCCGGCCGAGACCCTGTTCGACCTGGCGGCCGACGTGGGGGCCACCGAGATGACACTCCCCGACGTCATATGGGACTCCGCGAGGACGCGCGAGCTCCACCTGCAGGCGGCCGAGCTGGCCGGGTCGTACCCGGTGCGGCTGATGGCCATCCCGCAGGGCCGGACGCGCCGCGAGTGGGTCAGCAGCGCCGAGTACATGCTCGAGCACGCCGACGCGCTCGGGATCGGCGCCATAGGGGTGTCCAAGTTCCAGCACGGGGTGTGGGCGGACCGGGCGCAGGCCATCCTCTCCGTGCCCGGGCTGGTGGCCAGCGACCTCGACATCCACCTGCTGGGGTGCTGGGGCGACGACCCGACCGAGGCGTTCCGCACGGCGGCCGCGCTGCCGGACGGTCGCGTGCGGGGCATCGACTCGGGGATCGCCGCGATCTACGCCCAGAGCGGGCATGAGCTCATGCGCGGCCCGAGCAGCCGTGGGCTGCCGGGGCACCACCTCGATTTCACGCGGGACTACGACCCGGTGCAGCGCGGCCTGCTCGTCTCCAACATCCGGCGGTGGAAGCGCGCCGTCAGGACGGGTGAGTAACATGGCGGCATCGCTCGTCATGGGCCTGCAGTGGGGCGACGAGGGCAAGGGCCGGGTGGTCGACGCCCTGGCAGCCGAGGCCGACGTCGTCGTCCGGTACAACGGCGGCGCCAACGCCGGGCACACGATCGTCGACGAGCAGGGGGCCAGGCGCGTCACGCACCAGATCCCGTCGGGGATCCGGCGCGCCGGCGTCCTCAACCTCATAGGCCGCGGGGTGGTCGTCGACCCGTTCAAGCTCGCCGAGGAGGTGCGGGCGTGGGGCGCGAGGCCGGGCACGCTGGGCATCGACCCGGCGGCCCACGTGACGCTCCCGGTGCACATCGAGGCCGACCGCGGCCTCGAGGCCCTGCGGGGCCGGTCGGCGATCGGGACGACGGCGTCGGGGAACGGGCCCACGTACGCCGACAAGCACCAGCGCACCGGGGTCCGCGTGATCGACATCCTCCGCGACCCGTCCTGGTCGGCCAGCCAGCTGGTGATCGGCCGGGGCGTGGACCAGGGCGAGGCCGAGAGGCAGGTGCGGGCGGCCGCGGCCGCCCTGGCCAGCGCGGGGGTCCCCGACATGCTGGTCAACGTCCCAGAGTCGCTCCGCCGGCTGGACGCCGGCGGCAGGCGGATCCTGTTCGAGTGCGCCCACGGGTTCGAGCTCGACCTGGACCACGGCCAGTACCCGAACGTGACGTCCTCGCCGTGCAACGTCGGCGGGGTGTGCTCGGGCGCGGGGTTCGACCCGCGCAGGATCGACACGGTCATCGGCGTCATCAAGCCCTACTCGACCCGGGTGGGCGCGGGCCAGCTCGTCGGGGAGTACGAGCCCGAGGAGGCCTCTGTGATCCGCGAGGCCGGGAGCGAGTACGGGTCGACGACGGGCCGCCCGCGGAGGATCGCGGCGCTCGACCTCGACCTGCTCCACCGGGCCAGCAGGATCAACGGGGTGGACTGCGTCGCGATCACCCACATGGACGTGGCCGAGAAGGCCGGCGACCTCCTGGTGGTGCGCCGGGGCGGGGCGCTCACGCGGGTGCACTGGACGGAGATCCCGTCGCTCGTCGAGGACGCACTCGGTGTACCCATCAAATATATGTGCCACGGGCCAAATCCATGTGAGATGATAGAACATGGAGATAGCATTTGGAAGGTGTGACTGCGAGTCTTGCACCCTGGCCCGGGGCACCGCTGTGCCGGGCCACGGCCGCGAGGACCACCCGAGCATCATGATCGTGGGCGAGGCGCCGAACCGCGAGGACGTGGACCAGAAGAGGCCGTTCTCGGGGCGCGGTGGCCGGATCCTGCGGGAGACCCTGACCGCGCTCGGGGTCGACACCAGCGACGTCTACTACACGTATGCCTGCTGCTGCCGGCCGCCGGGGAGCAGGGCTCCGCGCGCCAGCGACATCCGGGCGTGCCACGACCGGCTCGTCGCCGAGATCGAGTGGGTGCGGCCGGCGGTCGTCGTGGCCGCCGGTGGCGTGGCCCTGGCGTCGCTCCTCGGGGGCGGCTCCGGGATCACCCGGAGGCGCGGGGTGTACCGGGTGCTGGACCTGCCCGGGGGCGGCAGCGTCGGGGTGATCCCGACCCTGAGCCCTGCGAGCATCCTGCGCGCGCCGGACGGGTTCCGCGACCTGGCTAACGACCTGGACTACGCGAGGCGCGTGGCCGGGGGCGAGGAGCCCGTCGTGGACCCGCCCTACGACGACTTCGTCCTGGTGCGCACGACGCGCATGTTCGAGGCGCTGTGCCGCGCTCTGCGGGGCCTGGCGGCCGACGAGCCGGTCGCGGTGGACATCGAGACCACGAGCCTGAGCCCGCGCGATGGCGAGATCCTGTCCATAGGGTTCTCGTGGCGGACCGACGACGGGCCGTCGACGTGGGTCCTGGACTATCGCACGCTCCTCCGCGGGAGCGGGTGCACCATGCGCTTCATGGAGCTGCACAACGCCATGGCCGGCCTCGGCATGGTGTTTCATAACGCGCAGTTCGACCTGAACTGGCTGCGGCACAACGGCTACAGCCTGAGGCTGGTCGGCGACACCATGCTGGCGTCGTACTGCCTGGACGAGCGCCAGGGGTCGCACGGCCTGAAGGGGCTCGCGACCCGGTACTTCCGGGCGCCGGAGTACGACGCCGACCTGAGGGCGACGGGCGGGGACGGCCGCAAGGCGCCGCTGTCGCTCTCCGTGGAGGAGTGGGACGGCGAGCCCGGGTACGCCGAGAGGGTCATGCGGTACAACGGCGCCGACGCCTACTACACGCTCCTGCTCTACGAGGAGCTGAGGCGCGAGATGGACCAGGACGGCGTCTCGGGCGTGCACGACGACATCCTGGTGCCCGCGGTGAGCCACTTCATCAGGCTCGAGCAGGAGGGGATGCTCATCGACACCGAGTACCACGAGAGGCTCGGCGAGGAGTGGCGCGGCGAGATCGCCGACCTGGAGGCCCGGCTGAGGGCGTTCCCGGGGGCGGCCGACCTGAACCTCAGGAGCACCAAGCAGGTGTCCGACTACCTGTTCCGGGTGCTGGGCCTGCGCCGGATGCCGGCCGAGGCCGACGGCACGGTCGACCCGGCGACCATCCTGGCCGAGATCAGCGGGATCGAGGACGACGAGGCCCAGGAGTTCTGGCGGACGTCGAACGTGAAGCGGGGCATCAAGGCCGAGTCCACCGGGACGTACATGCTCTACTGGCTGGCCCAGCAGCACGAGTTCCCGCGGCTCCTGGTGAAGCACCGGCTCCTCACCAAGGCGTATGGCACCTACTATGACGGGTACAAGAAGCTCTCCGGCTCCAGCGGGCGGATCTGGCCGCGGTACCGGCTCCACGGGACGAGGACCGGCCGGCTGTCGTCGACCGACCCGAACATCCACGGGATGCCGAGGCGCAAGGCGATCAAGCGGATCTTCTCGGCCGACCCGGGGATGACGATCATCTCCGCGGACTACTCGCAGGCCGAGATCCGCATGGTGGCCCATCTGGCGGGCGACGACACGCTGGTCCAGGCCCTGCACGAGGCGGACATCCACCGCGCGATATCCAAGCAGCTGTTCGGCCTGACCGACGCGGACCTGGACGCGATGTCCGAGGAGGAGCGGAGCATCAAGCGCCGGGCGGCGAAGACGATCGCGTTCGGCCTCATCTACGGCCGCAGCGCGCAGTCGCTGGCGCCGCAGATGGGCGTGAGCGTGTCCGAGGCCGAGGCGTACATGGAGAAGTTCTTCCGCATGATGCCGAGGGTCCGGGCGTGGATCGCCAAGCAGCACAGCCAGGTGATGATCGACCGCGAGGTCGTGTCCCTGTTCGGGCGCAAGCGGCGGTTCCCGATCGTGGTGGACCGCAGGCACGCCGCCGAGATACGGCGGCAGGCCGTCAACTTCCCGGTGCAGTCGTCCGTCAGCGACATGACCCTGCTGGCCAACCTGCGCGTGATCCGCCGGCTCGAGGGCATGGGCATCCCGTGCCGGGTGTGGCCGCACGTGCACGACGGCTACTACTACCAGGTGGACACGGGGTGGGTCGACGAGGCCGTGAGGATCACGGCCGAGGAGATGCACCAGGTGCCGTTCGAGACCCGGGTGCCGTTCGCGGTCGAGATCGAAGCGGGCACGAACTGGGGCGAGCTCAGGACGGTGTACGAGGGATGACCATGCGGCTGGCGTACGCTGACCCACCGTACATCGGGCAGGCGAGGCGACACTACGCGAACGACCCGAGCGGGGTGCCCGCGGAGGAGGTCGACTACGAGGCCCTGCTCGACCTGCTGCAGGGCTACGACGGGTGGGCGCTGTCCGCGTCCAGCCCGTCGGTGTTCGCGCTGGCCGGGGCGATGCCTCCGGGCACGCGGATTGGGGCATGGTCCAAGCCGTTCTGTTCGTGGAAACCCTCCAACCGCGTGCAGTACACGTGGGAGCCGGTGTTCTTCGTGTCGGCGAGGCCTCGCGGGGGGCGCGGCATACCGAGCGTGCGCGACCACGTTGTGGCCAACATGACGATCGGCCGCGGGGCGCACGGCGCCAAGCCGGATGCGTTCTGCGAGTGGGTCCTCGACCTACTCGGGTGCGAGCCCGGCGACGCGGTGGACGACCTGTTCCCGGGGTCGGGGGCGTTCTCGAGGGTCGCGGAGAGGCGAGGTGCGCGGGTGACGCGGGGGATCAAGGTGGTGAACGAGATGAAGCATGACGACGAGATGAGGGCCAGGTCGGAGGCGCAGACGCGCACGATCCTGGAGCACCTGCGCGAGGGCGTCCGCCGGGGCCAGGTATACTTCCGGTCCGCCGACGTGGCGGACGCCCTGGGGATGTCCGCGCAGTGCGTGGGGTCGCGGATCGGCTCGGCCGCGAGGAGCGGCGAGACCGGCGGCCTGAGGATAGAGAAGTGGGCGCGGACCGTGTGGAGGGTGACCGCGGAGGGTGGGCCATGACCGGCGGCGAGCGGCCGGTCAGGGACTGCCCGTTCTGGATACGGTCGGCGTCCGGCAACCGGTGCGGAACGATGTCCGAGTGCCCTCCGGGGTACCGGTGCGACGTCCGGGGCACCCGGCGGCGGTCCAAGCAGACAACGCTGTTCTGAGACGTCACTAGCAAAGTATATGTGCGGGCGATCCTAACATGAATTGTGAGGACCATGAACGAAAACAGAAAGTTCGGAGTCGAGATCGAGTTCCTGGCGGACCTGCTGAGCGGGGGTCATCCGGGAGACAAGGCGCGGCGACGAGCGGCTCGCTCCGGAGGACCTGGAGGCCCTGGAAGCCCCGGAGGACGGCGCATGATACGCGCCGACTTCGACCGGCTGCTGGCATGGATGGAGGACCGCGAGCACGACCTGCTGGGGTACAAGCGAGGCGAGTACGCCAGCGAGGAGGAC